TGAAATTTAGGAATAACCCGTGCGAAGAGCATACCAATGTCATAACCAATGATGATTGGTGCCCAGTGTGTCTGGCTGATGAACGCGACAAACTCCGTGCCGAACTCGCCCGCCGTGACGAGATTATCGCAAGGCTGAAGGAGGACGCGGAGAAAGGAAAAACAAATGAGTAAAGCAAAAACAACACCTAATATGATGCTCGAAAATAGTTTGTTTATGTCGTTAGATTATGAGGATGAGCTGGTGGAGGTGATGAGATGAGTGAATATTATGAGCATAATACACACGGCGTGGATTGTTGGTGTAATCCAAAGATTGAAGTTATGGAAAATGGTAACAAAGTGATTATTCATAACGATATAAAACCAGAGGAGGCGAGAGAAGTGGAAAGTATTTTATTAGCAATTGCATCAGAAAGTAATACTGCCAGCCTATTGAAGGCAATTAGAAAAATAAGAAAAATGAGCATATCTGATGTGGCAAAAATATCAGGCGTGAACAGAAATACTATTGGTTCAATAGAAAATGGCGACACGATTATGAAGGCAAGATTAGACACATTGTGCGCAATCGCCAGAGCGTTGAAGTGTGATTTAAGAATTGAACTTGTGCCATATGAAAATTTTACGCAGGAAAGCGAAAATATCTTGTTTGACCACGCTCCAGATTGCCCCATCACCCTGCACAGTGCGCTGATGAAGGAGTTGGAATGAGCGAACAATACAAATGCAACAAATGCGGTGACGTGATCGACGTGGGAGAGTTGATGTGTTCGGAGTGCGGGATTGGGAAGTTTGAGCGGCTTCACTGGGAGAAAGGCGGCAATGGTTCTCACTGGGAAGGTTGTGAAGAAGTGCATTGGGATTGCAGAATT